GACCGTGAGGCCGGGCACGTACTTCCGGATGCGATCGATGCGCTCCTTGGCGAAGTCCGGGGCGTTGGTGCTGAACTCGTCGAGGAACTCGCCGTCGGGGCCCTCGACGCGGTAGCGAATGAAGTTCACGGGTTCTCCTTACGGGCGTCGGGCGTTGAGGGCGCGGCGCTGGCGGGGGCTCAGGGTCTGGCCGACGTGCTTCTCCAAGCCGCGAAGTTCGAGCTCGTCGAGGGGCGCGTCGTAGTTGTCGCCGAGAGGGCTCGCAACCTGTGGGGCGGGCCCGGCGAGGTTGCGGAGGCCGCGGGGCGGCTGCTCGTACACGGGGCCGAAGCGCTGGCACAGGGTGACCGCGTCGACCGCACCGGAGCACGGGGTGCCGGTGAACGGGCGCCGGGCGTCGAAGACGTGCTCGCTGTAGGTGTGGGTGTCCTCGTAGGAGCCGAGGTTCCTCGCGTGCGAGTTGACCGTGTAGTAGGTCTTGCCGAGCTGTACCTGACGGGCGAACTTCTTCGCGTCGCCGGGACTCCAGGTCTTAGGCATAGCGGATCTCCTTACGGTTGGCGGGGTTGGGGTTAGAGGCTCTTGAGCTCGTACTGGAGGGTCAGGCTCTCGAGTGCGGCCTCGACGGCGTCGGTGCCGAATCGGTTGACGAGGGCCTGGATCCCGCGGGCCGCCGCCTTCTTGTCGCCGCGGGCCATGTGGGGCTCGACGGCGCGCTCGTAGGCGTTGATGATCTGGTTGTGCAGCTTCTGGTCCACGCAGGGACTCCATTCCGGTTTGTTGTGGTTTGCTCTTACTGCTCAGCCCTGCTCAGACGGGAAACGTGCAGGTCAGGCCTGCTCACGGCCCTGCTCACACGCTGCTCAGAGCAGTCGTTGAGCAGTCCCTGAGCAGTAGGCTGAGCAGCCGTGACCTGCGGCTTTGCGGCGTGAGCAGAGCTGAGCAGGGCCTGATCAGGGGTACATACTTCGCGTACCGGTCACAACAGGTGGCGGAGCCGATCACGCTTGAAGCCGCGCGGACTCTTCTCCTCGCCGATCGGACCGAGCGTGATCGGGGCCCCGGCGCCGGCCTTCTTCATCAGCGCCTTGAACTCCTCGGCCGTCATCAGGCCGTAGACGTCAAGGTCGTACTCCTGCACGGCGGCGAGGAGCGTCTCGGTCTTCATCCGGTCCACGCTGGCCTTCTCCATGACCGCGACCGAGTCCTCGACCGCCTGCCTAGGAGCCCCGTCCTCAAGCGGCCCGCGCTCGACGGGCTGCGCGCCGCACAGGCGCAGCAGCTGCTCCCAGGTGAGGAGTTCGACCGGGGCGTCCTTCTTGATGTTGCCGTCGTTGTCGTAGACCGCCTCGACATATTCGGGCAGGTCCACGCCGCGCATCGCATCGAGACTGTCCTGGTCGGGCTCGACCATCCCGGCTTCGAGGCGCTCCTCGGCGAGCTTCCGCAGGGTCGCCGACAGCGTCTCGTGGATGGCGTACTCGATCGGCTCGTCGGGTCGGCCGGGAACGCCCTGGAGGTAGATGTGGCCGGCGTCCTTGGGGTCGGTGTCGGTGGCCGGGGACAGTTTGTGCGGCAGGTAACCCTCGTTGACGGAGCCGTCCCCGAACACGGCGCGAGTGTCGCCGACCTTGCACGGGCCAACAGCCTTCAAGGCGACCATCTGCGCGAAGTTCTCGCCGAGGTACCCCTTCTGTCCACCCTGCGAGGCGATCTCCACCTCGATGAGCTCCTTGCGGCCGACGAGCAGCAGGTCGAACGCCAGCTTCTTCGCCAGGTCGGTGGCCTTCGGGAACTCGTCGAAGAAGATCGTGACCGCGGGGTGCTTGGCGCTGGCCTTCCACTTCTTGCCCATGCCGAGCTTCTGCCGCAGACGAGCACGCGCCTTCGACATGACCAGGAAGAACAGCAGCACGGCCTCGATCTGCTCGTTGGTGCGAGCGGTGATCCGCACGCAGTCGCCGAGGTCTTCCAGGCCGTCGCCGTGCGGGTCGAGGTCGATGGTGATGTTGTCGTAGCAGGCGGTCGTACCCTCGGCGAGCGCCTGCAGAATGCCGGTCTTGCCGCCGCCCGAGGCTGCCACCCACAGGCCCATCACGCCGGCCAGGGACAGCTCCAGTGGGTCGCCGCCGACGGATGTGCCGATGCGGAACTTGTCGGTGATCGACATCGACTTGGGGGCACGGTGTGGCAGACCGGGGGCGGTGGCGAACGGGTCGCCGTCGACCAGGCGCAGGATGGCGCACGCCCGGCGCGCCTGGATCGGCTGCGGGCGGACCCCGTTGGTGGGCAGGTCGAAGCGGGTCTCGAGGTCGCCGCTCTTCGTGATGAGCGCTTCGGGGGTGCCTTCGCTTACGCGGACAACGCACTGCCAGCCCCACGGCTGCCGCTGCACGTCCGACACCTCGACGATCGGCACGCTCTCGGCCTTCGCGGCCAACAGCACGCACTGGGCGAGCTGGTCAGGGGTGCGCGCGTTACGGACGGGGAAAGGCTTGGCGCCTTCGGGCAGTTGCTCGACGGACATGACGACGTTCCCGCCGACGATCGGCGTCGCTCCCCCGGCCGGGTCCGCCTGGAACGTGGCGGGCAGGCTGGCCGGGGTCAGACCGAAAGGGACCTCGCCCTCCGTGCCGGTGCGGGCAGTGAAGGGGCGGGAAAGCAGGTACCAGCCGTAGCCGGCAGCGGTGACGACGACGCCGAGCAGTAGCGGCTGGCCGGTAGCGGCCTGCTCGATGGCGGCACCGAAGGCAGGCAGGGATGCGAGTCCGCCACCTGCGACTATCGCAGCGCGCCCAGCTTTCTTGCCGTGTCGATGATTGGCGATCTCCCGGCCGGTGGGGGGCATGACGGGAATAGCCTGTAGTCCGGCGAGTTTGGCTTCTTCTGCGGCGACTCGGCCGGCAAGGCTTGCGAGGCTGCCTGCGCTGCCGCCGTTCTCGTCGTGTTCGGCGCGGGTCTTGGCGACGGCGAACCGGGCGTGAGCTTCGGCGACGATCCGCTGCTGCTGGCCGATCCGGGTGTCGTACTTGCGCTGCTTGGACTCGGTGGCGGCCTGCACGACATCGATGTGGTCGAGGTCTCCGGTGGCCAGCCACTCCTTCATCCGGGCCGTGAAGTGGCCGCGCTGCTCCTTGAATGCGGCCTTGGCCCGGTCGCCGCGGGTGGGCTCGGGGGTGATGTCGGTGGGCTGCTTCTCGACGTCGGGCTGCGCTTCGGTGGCCACTGACCGTTGTCCTTCCGTGAGTTGGGGCGGGGCCCGCGGTGTGCGGGCCCCGTGGGCTGGTGGCTTAGAGGCCGGACCAGACGTTGCCGAGGCTGCTGCCGACGGAGCCGCCGAGCTGCTGGACGAGCGGGCCGAAGAAGGTGGGGGCGAGGTACACGCCGAGGGCGACGCACGCTGCAGCCTGGACGAACTTGACGTGCCCCTTGCGGACCATGACGATCACGACGATCAGGAGGCCGACGCCCATGGCGACGGTGACGCTGATCGCTCCCCCGCCCGCCTGGGTGGTGATCTGCTGGTTGTAGCCGGTCTGCTGGCCGGTGACGGGGTTCTGGATGGCGGCGCCCTGGCCGCCGTCGGCGGTGAGCCCGGTGGTGATGCCGGCCGGGTCGGTGGTGTCCGACTTGGCGGCGGCCTGGATGATCACGGAGTGCTGCTCGGGGCTGGCCGTGTAGGCGGCGGCGTCCATGCCGCGGACGTGGACGACGCGGCCGTCCGGCATGTTCACCGGCGCGCCGGTGGCCCGGTTGATGACGGTCTGCATTTCGGCGGCGGACGCGGACGGCGCGGCAGTCGTGGTGATCGCGGCGGCGCCCCCGAGGAGGGCTACGGCCGCGCTGCCCGAGACGGCGATCCGGCGGATGGTCTGGTTCATGACGATCTCTCCTGAGGGGTGGGTTAGTTGTCGCTCGGGCGGTCGTTCTTGGCGGCGTTCTTGGCGGTGATGGCGGCCTGCTTCCGGGCCGCTCCCGCGTACTTCGGGGTGTCTCCAGGACGGCGCGTGGCTCGCGTCTTCAGCACCCGGTTCGGACCGGGGGGCATTTGAGCAGCACGCTGCGCGTTCGTGGTCTTGCTGAGGGTGCTGACGGGGGTTCCGGTGCGCGCAGATTCGACGCGCGCCTGGGCTACGTTTCGCATGCGGAAGATCTCCGCCGACTCGCCCGGGAGAGCTCCGTCGACATCGAGCTTCGCCCGCTTCCAAATGGCCTCGGTGATGGTCGTCTCGCCGAGGTCTGCGGCGAGCTTCCGGGCGTGCTCCCACACCTTGGGGAACTCCTTGGCGCGAGTCTCCGCGAGTTGCTTCGCTGCCTCGGCCGCGGCCTTGTCGGTGGCTTCTTTCTCGGCCTTGCGGGACGCCTCCGTGGCGGCCTTCTCCTTGGCGATCCGCTCGGCTTCCTTCTTGGCCGCCTTGCGCTCCCGGCGCGTCAGGATGCCGTCGCGCTTGCGGATCCGGCCGTGCTCGTGCAGGTCCCACACGCCAGGGCCGAAGATGGAGGCAAGCGCGGTACCGATGGCGGTCGCGAGGTCGAACTCGGTGATGCCGTGTCCGAAGTTCACGCTGGCGGCGATGAACGCGAGCACCCAGGTGATCAGACGGAAGTGCCAGTGCGGGCGCTGGTTCGCCACCGCTGCGGCCGTACCGAACGCGACAACGAGCGCCGCGATCTCCAGCAGGACGGGCGCGCCGGCCATCCACGGCTTGGCCGGGTTCCAGAACGCGGAGATCTGGACCGGGAGGGCGACCGCGGCGCACAGGGCATAGAAGCTGATCGCCCAGCCGCGCCACTTCTTGTCGGCCTTAGCGACGACCTTCACGGACTCCGCCGCAGCCTGCTTGTCGATCTCGTCCTGCACAGCGGCGTCGGCCGTGGCGCGCTCGGTCTCCTCGCGCTCCTTCTTGGACTTGGCGATGCGGGCGTCGCGGGCGGCCTGCTCTTCCTCGAAGCGCGCCTCAGCCCGATCGTTAGCGATCTTCTGCTTGCGGGCTTCTTCCTCGGCCTTGATGACCACGGCCTGCGCCTCAGCCTCCGCCTTGATGCGGCGCTCCTCGGCGTCGGCTTCGGCGGCGATGCGCTGCTCTTCGGACTTGGCCCACGCTTCGGCACGAATGGCCTCGGCCTTGGCCTGGGCAACCACGTCGGACTCTGCGACGACCGGCTGAGCGGTTGGGGGTTCGACGTTCTCGGCCTGGGTGGCGGTGGCCTCTATGGGCTGCCAGTCCCCCAGTACGGGCGGGGCAGGCGGCCGGGTGTGGCCGTTCACCTTCGGCGGACTGGCAGTCATGGCGCTGGGTGTCCTTCCTGGACTCGGTGGGGGTACGGGGTGGCTTGCGGTGGGGGTTAGCGCTTGATGCGGGGCCGGGAGCAGCCCTTGCCGGGAGGGCAGATGGGCTTCTTGAAGCCGAGGAGCGTCCGCTCCGGCTCGGCTCCCGGCTGGCCGCAGATCCAGCAGTCGGGCTTCTTGTCGTCGGTCATGGGATTTCGGTCCTCTCGGGTGGTCAGTCGATGCGGTCGACGGTGACGATCAGGTCGCGCGGGTCGGTCCTTGCTGCGGCGATCCGCCGGTCGAGGTCGTCCTTGTCGTAGACCGCGATCGAGTCGAACGAAGCGCCTGAGACCGGGTCGACCTTCGCGCCGATACGGGAAGTCGCGGTGAGGATCCAGGTCGGCATCCCGGTCACCTCGCCGGGAGGCTGCGCTGGTAGGCGCGGATGTCGGCGTCGGTGAAGCCGAGGCGCCGGGCGGCGGCCTGGTCGCGGTTGAATCCGGCGAGCTCGACGCGGTCGAGGGGCCGGCGGTCGGCCTCCCGGCCGTCCTTCATCTCGAGGCCGACCGCCGCCGTGTACAGGGCGTCGTTCTCGGCCTTGGTCAGATTGCTGCGCATGTGGATCAGTCCTCTCGTTGGGGTGGTCGGGTCGGTCAGGCCTGGCTGAGCTGGTCTTCGGTGAACGTGGGCAGGCCGAGCCCGAGGTCGAGGTGCGGGTCGCGGAGGCCGTCGACCTCCACCCGTCCGTCGACTGTCGGCCAGGCCTCGCCGGTCCGGCCGACCAGGCCGGGCGCGTCCGGGCTGGACGTGACGGTCACCCGGGTGCGCTTCTCGATCGCCATTGCTTCTCCTTCGATGCGGTGGGCGGGTGGTCAGCGGTGGTTGATGCCGGGGCAGCCGTTGCGGGCGTGGTCTTCGCACGGCGGGCACGGATCGTTGGCGCGCCCGATGCCGAGCCAGTTGCCGCTGTGGAGCCGGGCGTGCTCCTCGCACTGGGCGCAGGACTCACGGGCCATCAGGCGGCGGCCGGGTAGTTGAAGCCGTCGAGCTCGGCGAGCAGCTCCGCGTCAGCGACGAGGCGGATCTGCCGCATGCGGGCCAGATCACCGTCGCCGCGAGCCTTGGCGTACTCGCCGAACAGGTCGGTGATGGACAGGACCGTGGCCTCGGCCACCGTGGTGGTGGCGCGGGCCTTCCGGCCCAACTCGGTGGCGCCAAGATCGGCAGAGAACAGGTACGGAGACATGGGGGTGCCCTTCAAGGTGGTCAATCAGGAATGGGGTGGGGGTGGTGCGGCGTCAGACGGTGGGGCGGGTCAGGTGGTGGTGCCGAGTGACGGGTAGAGCGTGGTGACGAGGTAGTCGCTGATGTCCTCGTCGGTGAAGCCGTGGCTGCGGGCGGCGGCCAAGTAGCGGTCGTAGTTGGCGTGCTCGTCGGCGGTCAGAGGACGGCTCTCCCGGGTACGGCGCTCGGCGAGGCCGACGGCCATGGCAGCCCAATGCAGGGCGGCCTCCGGGTCGCTGGTCGGGGTGCCGTCGTTCTGGTCGGCAGAAGGCATGGCTGATCTCCTCGGTTGGTCATGCCGGGATGGGGTGGGGCACCGCGGGCGGAGACGGGGGGTTGTCGATCCGCCCGCGGCGGTATGGGGTCGGCTACTTCGGCCGGGTCTCGGACTGGTGGTTCTGCTCGCGCAGCTTGCGGAGCAGCTCCGCGTACTCGGCGTCGGTCATGACGCCACCAGCCGCAACTGCGGGGCGCCGTCGACCTGGTAGGTGACGAAGCAGGTCGCGAGCCGCTGCCCGGTCTCGACGTCGGTGACCGCCACCCGCAGCAGCGGGCCGCCGTCGGGGGTCTCGGCGATCGAGGCGATCAGCTCGTCGGCCTTCGCCTGCGCCGCCATAAGACGGGCCAGGTCGGCGTTCACCGCTGGCCGCCTTCGTCCGTGACGACGAGGAACTGGTCGCCGTCCGGGTCCATGACCACGGTCGCCGGGATGCCCTGGTCGCGGAACTGCTGCGCCTGCTCCTCCGCGGGCCAGGAGCCGCGGGGGTGGCCGGCCGGGGTGGAGGCGAGAATCTCGCGGGTCGCGCTCACCAGTCCTCCCCAGGCAGGTAGCCCTCGCGGAGCTTGGCGGCGTCCTCGCGGTACTCCTGGGCGTGATTCCGGGCGAACCCGGCGGCGGCCTTGGCCTGGGCGCGAAGCGTGGGACTGTTGGACGGGTCGTTGGCGGCGCGGTCACCGTCCACGGCTGCAGCGGCGGAACGGGCGGCTGCGCGCTCGCTCTCCTCGGCCATGCGGCGCATCTCGGTGCGCGACGGACGGCCCATCACGCCACCTCGACCAGGTGCAGCATTCCGGCGGCGGTGAGGATGTCGACGGCCTCGGCGAGCCCGGCCTGCGCGTTCTTGAGCTCGTTGAACAGCGGCACCGTGTTGATGCGCCGCCCGTCGAGCTCGGCGAGCGTGTCGCGCCAGATGCCGTAGCGGACCACGGCGCGGTGAATCTCCGGCGAGAGACGGACGTGCGAGGCGAGGTCGTGGGCCAGGCGGTCGGCCGGCGACATCTCGGTTGCGGTGCTCATGATCACGCCACCTCCGAGGGGGCGAAGTCGAGGGCGTCGAAGTACGCCGTCACGGCGGCCTCCGGGATGCGGATTGCTCCCCCACGCCTGACGTCTCCGTCCGGCCGGGGCTGGCCGTACCGGATGGCGGGCAGGTCACCGCTGGCGACCCAGCGGTAGATCGTCGGCTTGGAGACGCGCAGTGCTACTGCGGCCTCTCGCACGGTCAGCAGCTTTTGGGCCGCAGGCAGCATCGGGCTCTCCAATCCAGGAGTTGGGGGTTGGGCTGGCACGACCAACTGTGGCAGGTCTCTTGAGAGGTTGCAATGTTCTCGCCCGATCGAAGCACTCTCGTATGCCCCGCCGCCCCTCGTGAACTGGGCTTATGGTTGGGAAATTGATGGATGACTCAAGAGACGTTGCGAACTGGAGGAGTCGCGAGTGACGGAAGCGCAGTGGAGCGGGTCATCGACGCCCTACCTAGGCAGTGGCCAGGGAGACGCGTGGGGAAAGGAAGCCGCAGACCAGGGGCGCACCGGCAGTCAGCGGATCCTGAAGGCGGGGCCGATCGCGGCAAGCGGGGAGGTCGCCCGGCAACTCGGATTGCCCGAGGGCGCGGCGGTCATCGAGCGGCAGCGCCTGATCCTGCTCGACGGCCAGCCCGTCGAGTTGGCGATCTCGTACTGGCCGGCCAGCTGGGCGGCCGAGACCGCACTCGCGCAACCCGGCAGGATCCGCGGCGGCGCCGTCTCGCTGCTCGCGGAACTTGGCTACACGCCCGGCCGCGTCGACGAAGACGTCACCACACGACCGCCCACCAGGGAGGAAGCCCAGACCCTTGAGCTCGCCGCAGATGAGTGGATCCTCTCGATGGCCCGCACGATCACCACGCCTGACGGTCGCCCCTACGAGGTGTCAGTCATGGTCAGCCCCGGCCGCATTGGACGGCTCCACTACTCAATGAAGGTCGACTGAACATGACAGAACAACCTGAAGAAGAGAGCGTCTGGCCCGTCCAGGACCAGATCGCCGCATACCTCCGCGACGGGATCCTCGACGGAGAATTCCCGCCCGGGAAGGCTCTACCGTCGAGCCGAAAGCTGCACGACAAGTTCGGTGCTGCGGCGCAGACCATCAAAAACGCGATGGAGATCCTTGACCGAGAGGGCCTCATCTTCACCCGCAGAGGCGCCGGCGTCTTCGCCCGCGAACACCGCCAGCGCACGATGACGCCAGCCGAGTACAAGAACCCGCCGACCGACGGCGGCAAGTACCAGTGGATCGCCGCGGCCGAACGGAAGGGCATGTCGGGGAGGTCCGAACTCCTCGACGTCGAGGAGGTAGTTCCGCCGCGCCTGGTCCGCGACGCCTTCGGACTCGACGACGACGGAACCGCGATACTGCGCCGTCAGGTGATGTACCTCGACGACGAGCCTTGCGAGTTGGTGGAGGTCTACTTCCCGCTCGACTTGGCCAGGGGAACGCCGATCGCCGAGCGCCGGCGCATCAAGGGCGGCGCGGGACGAGTGCTGGCCGAGGCGGGGCTCCCGTCTCTCCGTTGCGTGGACAAGGTGGCCGCCCGGTGGCCGACTCCGCAGCAGCAGAAGGCGCTGAAGATGCCGACCAAGCTGCCCGTGCTGCGCCAGTTCCGTGTGACGTACAGCGTGGACGATCGCCCCATCCAGGCGGAGTTCATGATCAAGGCGGGTCATCTGTACGAGCTGGAGTATGAGTTCTGATCCGGCCGCTCACCAGCCCCGACGCCGACGGCGTCGGGGCTTCGTTGCATCTGGATGCAAACGAGAGGGTTGCGAACCTCTCAACAAACCTCTTACAGTCGCTCCCGAGAGTGGCCCACGCCACACGCTCAGTAAGGAGCGGCATGCCCGAAACCCCCGAGCGCACCGCGCTCTACCGGTTCTTCGACCCTGCCGGAACCCTGCTCTATGTCGGGATAACCAACAGCCCGAGCGCAAGATTCTCCCAGCACGCACGCGACGCTGCGCTGACATGGTGGCCCAACGCGGCCTCATCGGAGACCAGCTGGTACCCCAGTCGACTGGAGGCGGCGCTGGCCGAGGTCCGCGCCATCAGGGAGGAGAAGCCACTCCACAACAAGAGACACGCCCTCGATGCGACGCGGGTATCGGACCGCCCAAGGGGTCCAATCCCCACCGTCGACAAGGATGACCTGGTCACATTCTCGGAGATGACCCGTCGTGCGGTCGCGCTCGGCTACACCGCATCCCTGACGCGAAACGGGCTCATCAGGCTTGCCAAGTCGGACCCCCTGTGGCCTGTCCCGCAAAGCGACTGGTGCCAAGTAGGCGGCACGTGGCTGTTCTCGTGGGCTGTGGTTGAGCCCTTCTTTCGGGATCGGGAGGCCAAACGGCGCCGGGGTGCGGATCGCGAGCCAAAGCGCTTCGAGGCCCGCCGCCTTCACGGGCTCGCCTTGAAGGCATTCGGCGACCAGCCCTTCAGCCAGTCAGACCTGAGGGAGCGGCTAGGCGCTCCGGAGGGCACCGTGCGCGTCTACTCGCGACGCTTGACCGCAGCTGGACGATTCAGGGTGGCGGGCAAAAGAAAACCCGAGGTGGGCCGCCCTCAGATTCTCTACGTCGCAGTCCCTGACCCCGAGTAGGTCACCGCGCAAACGCGAACGGCCGGGTGCGTCAACACCCGGCCAGTTCATCCGGCGAGTTGCCACTCGCCAGTCAGTAATCCGTCCCGTCAGAAAAGGACTACACCCATGACTGTAGCAACCCCCGAGTCTCCCGTCGCGATCGCGGACGCTCCCCGCACGTGGACGTTCATCAACCGCCGCACCGGTGAGCCGGTGTCGTACACGTGCATGGAGGGCTGCACGCTCAGCCACGCGTCGGAGACGGACTCGCCGACGTTTCCCGAGGACGTCTGGTGCTGGTTCTGGTCCAACCCGTTGACGCTCCCCGTCAACGAGAACGGATCCCCGGAGGAGTTCCGCGTCCTGTCCACGGTGATCAAGGTCGAACCCTGGTCTCCGAAGATCGCGGAGCGGATCCCGTTCGCCGTCATCGAGCTGGTCGATGACCACTTCATCGACGGCCTGGACCCGGACGGTCTGGCCACGGTGATCCGGACGCTGTCTGACCGGCTGGAGCAGATGCGGGAGACGCACGCGAGGCTCGTCGCGGTCCGCTCCGAGTTCATGGGACGGCAGGCGCGATCATGACTGCCGTGCTGCCCGTTTCGCCGAACACGGTCCTCGCGAACGCTCTCGACGCCGCCGAGGACGTGCTCGCACCCCGTCTTCGCACCTCGCAGCCTGAGCGCATCGTGTTCGTGGTCGGCACGCAGATCAACGGTGTCCCGCACCTCGGCACCTCGCTGGTGCAGTCCCTCACCTTTGCCGCCGCGGACCGGGTCCGTCAGCGCTTCGGCATCCCTGTCGAGGTGATGTTCGGCGCCCTCGACAACGCCCCGCATGAGATCGTCATGGACCCGGCGTCGGGGCACCGGTACCAGCGCGCCTACGCCCAGGCGCTCGGCGAGAACGTCCTCGCAGGCCAGGTCGACGAGCTGTACCGGCCCCTGTTCAAGGCCCTGTCCGAACGGCTGTCGGTCCCCTACGCGGTCGAGATGTACTCGCGGCAGCAGGAGGACGAGCACTTCCGTCGCACCTGGTTGCGGGCGCACCGCCGCATCGACGCTGCCCGCTGGTGGCTCGACCCGGCCCACGGCAGCCCGCACGTCCGCGTCCCCTGCCCACAGCCCGGCTGCGGCTGGGCCGAGAAGTACGCCGAGCGGACCCGTGTTCTGCTCGGCGACGACTACGCCGTGGTGTACGCCGTCTGTCTGCACCACGGCCCATACGAGGTTGTCATCGCCCCCGGCAGCGGTGGTTATCTCGACCTTGCGACCCTGTACCGCAATCTCGTCAAGGAACTCGCCGCCAGCACGGACCGCGATCGGCTGTCCGTCATGGTGAAGGGCGGCGACTGGGTGTTCGGCTCGACCCTCGTCGACAACGCCCTGACCGCGATCGGGCTTGTCGGCGCGCAGCTCCCAACGCGGCTGTTCTGCCCACAGGTCGTCACGGACACGGGCGCGAAACTCTCCAAGTCCCTGATCCGGGACGGCAAGGCGACGTTGCCCGCCGGCTCCGCCCCGTGGATGCTCGACACCCGAATGTGGCCCGGATCGTTGTCCGAGTACGCCGATCGCCTGCTGGAGATGGCCGAAGTGTTCCTCAGCGACCCGCGGCACTTCTTCCGCTCGTACTCGGCCGGCGAACTCGGCCGCCTGATGTCCAACCCGACAAGGAGCGTCACCGCCCCATGAGCGACACGACCACCGCCCGCAGACACGACCTGAATCTGTACCGCAGGTACTTCGACCTCGTCGCCGCTGGCCGCAAATCGATCGAGGTCCGGGTGCGGTATCCGCACCTTGCGGACATGGCTGCGGGCGACACGATCCGGTTCCGGATCAAGGGCACCGACGAGACGTGCGACGTACTCGTGAAGCGGGTGACCGCGTACCCGGGCTTCGAGGCGCTCCTCGACGGCGAGGGGCCGGCGAACGTCAACCCGGCAGCTGGCCGCGATGAGCAGCTCGCGAACATCCGCTCGATCTACCCGCCCGAGAAGGAGGCGCTCGGCGCACTCGCGATCGAGATCGAGCTCCTCGCCGCCTGACGGCACAGCACAGCGCCCCCGCCCGGTACGTCCGGGCGGGGGCTTCTTTCTGTCAGTCGCCGTCGGCCGGCGGCTGGTCGTCGCTGTTGCCGGCACCTTGCTCGCCGGTCGCCTTGATCCGGTCGTCGATGACGATCGCGACCGGGTCGCCGTCGGCGCCGCTGTGCGGGTCTTTCGCGACGGCCTTCACGGTTTTGGCGATGCGCCCGTACACGTGCTGAGCGATGGCCGCAGTTCCAGGGTCGGCGTCTGCGGCCTGGTGGACGGCCTGGAGGCTGGTGAGGGCGGCGACGAGGGACGGCCCGGAGACCTGCACCTTGACGATGCCGTCTTTCTCCTCGACGCCGCCGGGGATGTGGAAGTGGCGGTCTTGGCCTGCGTGTTCGACGAGGAATGCCCACGTGTCGCGGTGGACGCGGAGTTCGGCTGCGGAGATGCCGGCTGCGGCGAGGAGGAGTTTCGGGTGCTTGTCTTCCTTGCCCTCTTCCATGTCCTCGCCGGACTGCTGCTCCACCGCGACGTCCGGCTCGGCTGGCCGTTCCCCGCCGTATCGCTGGGTGTTGGCACGGACGGTGGCGAGGTCGGCACTGAACGCGGACAGCTGGCCGATGAGCATCTCCCGGCTCTCGCCGAGCGCGCGGCGGACAACTTCCCGGGTGTCGTTGAGGTGGTCGCGGGCCACGGTTTCGGTGCGGTCGATGGCGTGCTGCTGGCCGTCGACCTGCTGCCGTAGCGCGCGAAGTTCCGCCAGCGCCTGTGTGAGCTGGTCGCTGATCCCTTGTAGCTGCTGGCTGTGGTCCTTGCCGAACATCCAGGCCCCCCTTGTCGTCGACCAACCTGGTCAGGGTGGGGGTGGGACATGACGGGGGCAAGGTCGCGAACCGGACAGTTGCGGATTGAAGCGCCCCCGTGCCGGATCCTGTCCGGGGGCGTTCCCGTGTCACGCCTGCCACTCGCCGCCGTTCACGACATGCCCCATTTGGCCGTATTGCGGTGTCGGCCCGCGCGGTGCGGCGTTAGGCGTACATGACCAGGAGCCGGAAAATGCGGGATCTGTCGCCTCAGGCGTTCGACCAGCTGCGGACACAGTTGGCGCGCGCCGCTGCCGGGGTGGCCAGGGAGAAAGTGCCACGGCAGCGGCCCCGTCCGACGCCTGCGGAGCCGGACGGCCACGGTGAGGCGGAACCGCCACGTTCGAACTGAGGCCATCACTCCCCCGCCTGGGCCGCCTCCCGCCCGCCAGCCGCCTGGAGCACGGCCTGCCACCGGTCGTAGCTGGCCGGGGGGATGACGTTGACGGTCTGGTAGCCGATGACGCTGCCGCCAACCCGTTCGAGCGAGTACAGGTAGCCGAGGACTTCGGTGAGGGCGGTACGCAGCGGGTTGTCCGCCGCATCGCTGCTGGCCGCGGGGTTGTCCGGCGTTGTCCGGGGGTTGCGTTCGAGCAGCTTGTCGACGGCGTCGGGTTCGGGGCATTCGAGGCGGCTGCACGTGATGTAGCCGCCCGATCCGACGAAGAGGCTTGCGCCGCCACAGGCCGGGCAGTGGCCCTGTACGTCCGGGAAGCCGTCAGGGGCGGTCTGTGCCGCCTCCGGGGCGTCCGGCTGCCGTCCGGGGCCGCCGGGGGTGTCCTGGGCGGTCACGGGGGCACTGGCGGGCGTCTGGTCGGTCACGGGGTCTCCTCGATGGCGATGCCGGGGATGTCCCGGTAGCTCTCTTCTCGGATGGCGTTGATCTCGTCGGTGTACAGCTCGGTGGCCTGCTGGACCTGCGTCCACAGCGTGTGGAGCGACGTGCCTTCCTGCGGCGCCCATCCGTCGAGAACGTCGCGGACGGCCTGGACGCGGGAGCCCTGCAAGTCGCCGACCCGGGCTGCGAGATGGTGCTGCTTGAGCTCGGCGTTCTTGCCCTCCATCAGCGAGAGGAGGGCGGGCGGAAGCTGGTCGGTCACTGCTGCTCCTTCGGTTTGATCACGATGGCGATGTCGGTGTCGAGGTCGAGCCAGACGAGCAGCGAGACGAGCGCGTCAGCGTCGGGCCGGTTGCCGTCGGCGATGCGGGAGAACGTCGACGGGGAGACGTCGAGCTGCTCGGCGATCTGTCGCCAGGTCAGGCCCCGTTCCCGACGCCTCACGTCGAGGCGGCGGTACAGCTCGGGAACGTCGAGGAGGTAGGCGCTCACGCTGCCGCCTCCCCTCGCGGCGCTGTGTGCCCGTCTGCGGCTCTCGCGGCACCCCGGACGTCCCGAGCGCCGTCCACGGGCCCCTGGGCGCCCTGAGGGCCGTCTGCGGGCTCCTGAGCCGCCTCCATGCCCCTCTCGGCCTCCAGCTCCGCCACACGCGCCTCCAGACGCTGTATCTCGGCATCCGCGGCTTCCCGGTTCCGCTGCAACGCCCGGGTCGTCTCGCCGAGACTGCGGCGGGTCTTGTCGGCGAGCTCCCGTTCCGCCCGCCAGTAGTCGGCCAGGACAGCCGCCTCCGGAACGCTCAGCACACCGTGCAGGGCGCGCCGCAGCAGGATCTCGACTGCGGCCTGGCGTTGGGCGCGCTCGTGCTCGTTCGGCTTCGGGGCGCGAACCGCGGGACTCCGACGGCTGTTCACGGCCGACCCCCGTTCTTGATCCGCCCGTTGGGCAGGAGCAGCCCGTCGGCGGTCGCGCGCAGACGGAGCGCAATCAGCAGGGCGCCGCGAGGCTTCTCGCCGCGCCGCAGGTACAGGGCGAGCAGGCGGCCGAACTCTTCGTCGACCAGCAGCCGCAGGATCCGGGTCGTCATCGGTGGTGCCT